CGTCTCCGGGGCCACCTCGGGGTCGGGCTGCGGGTCCGGCGGGGGGTTGGTGCGGTCGTCGGTCTCACCCGCACGGGATGCGATCTCCCGGCGGACCTCCGCCAGCTCCGTCTCCAGCTCCCCCCGCCGTTCTGCCAGCGCCTGGGTAGTCATCTTCTTCATTAGTTAACCTCCTCTCAGACAGCGTTCGTGAGGACGCGGTACGCGAACGTGTCCTGAGGGACACCGTCAGCCCGAGCCCAGAGCGTGTACTCCACCTGGCCCTCGTTCGCCCGGGTGTACGGGTTGACGATCAGCGTCAACTCCTTCACGCGACGGATGACGTAGCCCGCGTTCAGGTCCCCGAACACGCCCCACTTGTTCGTGCCGCCGTCGGTGTAGGTCTGGAACGCCTGATCGATCACCACCGGGTAGCCCAGGAGCTTCTGGTTGTCCGGTCCGGCGGCCACGCCGTCCGTGTAGGTGTTGAGCAGCGGCCGACCGTTCGCGTCCACAAGGGACTCGATCATGGCCATGGTGGAATCGTTGAACGCCCACTTCGCGTTCTTCCGGTACTCCGGGTCCACCTCGTGAACGGCGGCCACCAGCGCGGCGTACGTCGGCGCGGCCGTGGTGAACGCGGTGCCGGCGGTGCCGGTGGTGATCCCGAACGGCTCCGTAGTGCCCGCTCCCCGCACCCAGTCCACGGCCTGCTTGCGGCCGATGCGCTCCCCGAGCTTGCGCGTCACCAGGGACTGGATATCGAACTGGGAGTCCTGGAGCAGCTCCACCGAGACCCGGAGCGGGAGGTTGCCGGCACCCGGGGCCACGTACTTGAACGCGCCCAGCACCTTCTCCCCGAACACCATGTCCGCGCCACCACTGGCGGGAGCGGTGTTCTCCGCAGCGATCACACCGGAGTTCGCGGTGTCATCGATCGTGGGCCAGGTGACCGGCGTGCCGTCCCCGGTGGAGAAGTCCTCCACCACCGACGCCAGACCGCCGAACGCCTTCATGCGCTCCTGGAGCTTGTTCCGCATGGTGGTCGGCACGGTGAACCCGCCGGCCGAGTCGGTGCCCACGGACTGCGCGCGAAGCTGCGCGATGTCCTGGTTTTCCTTGCCGGTACGGATGTAGTGATCGAACGCCCGGGTCAGCGCCTTGTCGTCGCTGTCCTCGGTGGCCTCCTTCTTCACGTCCGGCGGCGCGCCGACACTGCGGTATGCCTCGTTCCGCTTGCGGACGACTTCGCTGCGCTGCTTGGCCTGGAGCTTGCCCTCCAGATCCTCGTACCGCTCCACCTCTTCGTCGGTCAGGTCTCGCTCACCGTCCGCCGCAGCGCCGTCAATAATGGCCTGGAGCGCGGCGAGGATCTCCTCAACGGTCATGATCCGCTACCTTCCTTAATGAACCGGACAGCGTGCCGCGCCCGGATTAGTCGGGACCGGTTGCCGGTCCCGATGCTTTCGTGGCGCAACCGTGCGCCTGCTCCCGCGTACGCGGGGAACGTCACCACCGACACGTCCAGAAGTCGGGAGATGCTGGTGTGCCGCTGGAGGGTGCCGCCGGGGATGGCCACCCGGTCCACCTTGCCGGGGAGCCACCCGAACGACGCGCCGTCCAGGTCCCCGCGCTCCAGCAGCACCCGCACGTCACGACCCAGGGCGGTGTCCGGGAGATCCACCTCGAACTCCAGGCCCTCCGTGTCCGTGGTCAGGCGCAGCGTCTTGGACGACTGGCGGCCCAGGAGCAGTGTCGGGTCATGGTTCATGAGCGCGCGGGCGTCCGTGCTCGGGTTCGCCAACACGTCATCGAACGCGGTGTCCGATAGCTCCTCGTGCGTGCGCTCCTGGGGGATGTACGCGCGCTGGTTGAACACGGCGGCGTGGCCGTAGAGGGTGTTCCCCTTGACCTCCGCACGGAGCTTGCACTCCATCCGCAGCATGTTGTCACGCACTGGGCTCTACCTCCACAGTGGACGGTTCGGGCTCTGCTGGCACGGGGGGGAGCGCACCCGGCGGCGTGCGCGGGATGTCCCCGCCGGGGAGCGGTGGACGGTTGCGCATCTCGCGCGCCTCGTTCAGCGTGAGGAGACCGGAGTTCACCTCATCGATCATGAGCTTCGTCTCGTCCTGGGGGGACGGTTTGATGTACGCCGTGTAGTCGAACTCCGCGTACCTGTTGGACGCCTTAATGAGGCGCGTGAGGCGCTGCTGAATCCGGTTCGTCCAGGACATGAGGGTGTGCCTAGCCAGGCCCCGGTTCTGCTCCTCGATCCCCGTACCCCAAGAGGTTTGTTTGTCCGTCTGCATGAGCAGGTGAGGGGGAACCCCGAGCCACCGGGAGACTTCCTCCACTTGGAACTGTCGCGACTGGAGGAACTGGGCATCCTCCAGGGACATGGACCACGGGGTGAGCTTCAGCTTTCGATTGATCACGACGAACGCGCCAGCGTTCTCGGGGCCGCCCATGTTCGTCTGGAGGTCCGCTTTGATCTTCTTAGCGTCCCCGGGCTCAAAGTCTTCATCCGGAGTCACCAGCGTGTTGTACGGGGCGCCGTCCCGGAACACCCGGGCGGCCGACCGGTCACCGCTCAATGCGATGCCTAGGCTGTTCTTCGCGATCTGCACGAACGACATGCCCTTGAACCCGTCGCTGGACGGCCCGGGAATGTGGGTGATCTCCCGCGTGGTCAGGCTGCTCACGCTGTTGTCATTAAGGATGATGTCGAACCGCTTGCCACCGGGGTAGACCTGTGTCCCGTCCGGCCACTTCGTCCAGTCCTCACTCAGCGACACGAGGCCCGGGTGGAGCGGGTAGAGCGCGGCGAGTGCGCCAGCACCGTTGTACAGGTGGTACAGGTAGATGTTCCCGTGGATCAGTCCATATTGGAGGATCTGTTCCGTCCATTCGAACTGGGTGCCGTACTCCGGTCCCCACGGGTCGTCCAGGAAGCTGGAGACCTGCTTGCGTTGCCCCTCGGTCTGCTCCAGGGTGATCAACGGCAGGGATGCGATCGTGCCCGAGATCAGGTTCACGCCGCGCCACACGGCGGACAGCCCCCGTGCGCTGGTCTCGTTCACCGTCTCGCCCGAGTAGTTCATGGCCCCCTGGCCGACGACATCCGCGAACGCGGGGTCAGCCACTGACCACTCCTGGCTACGCTGCTGTTCGCGCCCACGCCACCATGCCATGAGCGGAGAGTACATCAGCCCCGGCTTATGTGACGATAGGTGGCATGGAACTACGCTCTGAGACGGCCGCAGCGGAGAAGCTCCGGGAGCTTCAGGAGCGGTGGCAGGCACGGCAGGCTGTGGGCGAACTCCTGGCTGACGTGCAGGGCGGCGCGCTCGGGGAGCAGATCGGGAGCACCGAGCCCCGGCTCTGGACACCGCCGCTGACCGAGCTGACCCCGGAGACCTCCTACGGGTTCGACGTGTGCGAGTTCGCGCGGGACGTGCTCGGTCGGCCGCTCGATCCCTGGCAAGAGTGGCTCGTGATCCACGCCGGGGAGCTGGCAGACGGCCGTCCCCGGTTCCGGATCGTGCTCGTGCTGGTGGCCCGACAAAACGGTAAGACGGAGCTGTTGGTGGTTCTCTCGCTGTACTGGCTGTTCGTGGAGATGCGGCAACTGATCTTGGGCACGTCGTCCAATCTGGACTACGCGAAGGAGGCGTGGGAGAAGGCAGTGGCCCACGCCAGCACGAACCCCGTGTTCATGAACAAGCTACCGGACACGGAGAACCAGGGTGTCCGCCGGACGAACGGCGAGATCTCCATGACCCTGGCCAGTGGGCCGGACCCGCTCCACCCACCCCGGTACAAGATCGCAGCGGCCAACCGTCGCGGTGGCCGCTCCCTCACCGTCCACCGGCTCATCATGGATGAACTCCGGGAACACCAGAACTGGGACGCCTACAACGCGGCGGTGCCGGCCATGAACGCGGTACGCGACGCCCAGGCGTGGGCACTGTCCAACCAGGGCGACGACCGCGCCATGGTGCTGGACGCGCTCCGCACGTCGGCCATGCGGGAGACGGATGACCGACTGGGCCTGTTCGAGTGGAGCGCCCCGGAGGACAGCATCCCCACCGACGTGGACGCGCTCGCGATGGCCAACCCCAATCTCGGTCTCCGCATCGATCCGGCGGACCTCCTCGGGCAGGCACGGCGCGCGGTGGAGAACGGCGGCCCCGAGCTGGCATCGTTCAAGATCGAGATCATGTGTATGCCGGTCCGGTCCATGGACCCAGCGGTGGACCCCATGAAGTGGGGGGACCTCCAGGTGGACGGGGACCTGACCAGGCTCCGGGACCGCATCGCGCTCTGCCTGGACGTCTCGCTGGACATGCAGCACGCCGCGCTAGTGGCGTGCGCCATCCAGCCCGACGGCCGCGCTCGGCTGGAGCCGGTGGAGACCTGGAGCGGACCGGGGGCCATCCGCATCATGAAGTCCCAGCTCCCCAAGCTGGTAGCGAAGATCAAACCCCAGGCGTTCGGCTGGTTCCCCAACGGTCCGGCCGCCGGCATCGCGACGTCATTCGCGGAGCGGAGCGGCGGTAAGGACGCGGTGAAGTGGCCGCCCACCGGGGTCACCGTGGAGGAGATCCGGCAGGACGTGGCCGCCGTGTGCATGGGGTTCGGCGCAGAGGT